GACGTATTTTTCCAGTCGGTATGAATGTTGACTACTGCCTAGAAGACAACTAGCTAGAATTTCTGAAATCAGTAATTCTATAAACAACGTTAGCAACTTGCGGCACTATTCGACAGGTGTAGCGGAGTCATTGATTGGGACTGAAATTATGTTTTTAACCGTATCCTTTATGTGACCTTGAAGAATAGTATAGTTGTGGACTCTCGGAGGGCCCTGAGAGCATGAGAATTCTAAACCGTCCGCTGCCTATAACATGGATGTCTGAGCTAAGGATCTGGCGACACCTACGGGGCACAGATACTAGGCAACACGGCATCTTCTGTTAGAAAGCAGTGATGAGTTCTTATACGTAACAAGTTATGAGTAATTTATGTTCACTCTCTTATAACGTCCTGGCTATAGGAAACAGCTCGAATATTAGGTAACACTGACACTACGGTAGTCAGCGACACTTTTGTCCCTTTTAATCGGTGGCGTGTAAATAGTCTAGTTCTCGGTCAAAAGAACCCAATCATTAAAATAGCATCATGAGCGAACAGAAAACCGAAAGCACTACACGTGTTTTCACCCAAGACAGTAAAGTCGGAAAAATCACAGACGAAAGTCAACGAGTCCCTTCAAATGGAGGTTCTCAACCTAGGGACGATACTAAAGTCGGAAATAAAGTTAATGTCCCTCAAAAAGGGCTACCAGACCCAAAAATTCAAAACAAGCAAAATGTATCTAATGCAGCAAAGAGCAATCCTAATGAAATTAGAAGGGAAAACATGGATGGAGGTGAGCATGTCGAACCAAAACGAGGTTCTGAAGATGTGCAAGCAGATAGTCATGTCAGACGTCTTTTCCCTGATTTGTCGCCAGAGTATGTCGACATTATGTCCAAATCTATTGGACTTGCTTTTGATAGAAGAACGTTCGAACGCTCGGCGGAATCAACTTATTTCCATGCGCGAAGCCCGCAGTACTCTACAAAAAATGGTGAAAAGCTCCTCATTAAGCAAACAATCAGTGAGCTTCTCGAACAGCTCAGAGAAAAGTTCAGCACAGCAGAGTTTAAAGCGTTCCTCGACGGTAAAAAACATTCCTTTAATACAGCAGAAGATAAAAGAACCAAAAATTACGGATTACATAGCGCCGAAATGCTTGGTAAAGCCATTGAAACCATGCGCCAATGTGCAGCCACTGGAAGAGGAACAGGATTCGGAGGAATTTATTCTAGACTTCTCATGTTCACCTTCCCCCTCAACAAAGGAATCGGAGTCAAGGACGTTAAGAGTAAAGGCAAACTTACATTTCATAGACAACCTTTTGTTAAAGCATGGACTGCTTCAGTAGCCGTAGATGTGATATGGGGCACCAATGATTACATGACAACATCAAAGTTCTTCTCATACGACGGAATTGATGGGCCATGGATGCTTGAAGCGTCAGTAAAAAAGTCCAACGTTATATGTGCGTTGTTATACGCTATGGCATATGGACTTGGACAAGGCTTAGATATAAATCAATACTCTTGTGATGCTTTAGTAGGTTCTTCATTTTTCCTTGATTATAAAAAGGATGCAGACAGAGTTCAAATAACATATTCAAATGACGATTATGATAAGGCCAAAGTAGCAGTTGAGGAATTGCGAAAATTAATAAATTCTAACGCTGCTGAAAACAATGCCAAAAATAGAGATAGATTAAGCAAGCTTGAGGAGATGGTAAATAAGTTAGCTTCAGATTACAATACTGCTAAAGAAGCTGGTGAAGAAGTTGAGGCTTGGATAAACCATGCTAAAGGAGCAGATGAACCAGCCAAGAAATATGTTGAGTTAACAAGGCAGGCTGAGAAATGTTGTCGAGCTTTTCAGCACATTTGCAGAGGAACAGGTGCAGTCTATGACGGCTTTCTGCGTTTAGCAATGACTTCATATGCTGAAGTTATTCTCTCAAAACAAAGTAGGTCAGAAGCTGACAGAGATGATGTTTATGAGAAAACGATAGAACGAAGCGACTTGAGAGACATTGATTGGAATGACCCAAAAAGACCTCATATGTCTCCGTTTAAAGCATCAAAAACCGAAATAGAGCATAGGTTTAGTCAACCAAACCCTATTATGGTTTGGGCTCTGAAACATAAGTATTTGGAGATTGGAGATCCGCCAGAAGTAAGGCAATTAATGGCTGGAGATATACCTAAGATATGGCTGTCGTTGTGCAACTTGATTTCAATAGTTTATGATAGAAAATGCGCTCTTAAAGGTTTTGATTTCGCACATACTCTTCTCGGTTTTTCTCCTGCTTCGAAAAGGGACAACATAGTTTCCGATACAATGTATAGTTTATTTGATCGTGTTAGGTTAGGATTTGCGAAAGTATTTAAAGACTTCGGGTATGAAATGCTCTGGACTGGATCAACTATAACTAAGTTAAAATCTATTGATAAGGTTCCTTGGCGTAGTATGACGATGCCTCAAAGAGTACCAGTGTGCATTTGGGACAATTTCTTTACTTCGGGTTACAATACAGAAGAGTTATCCATAACATCAACTCCATCTATATTAGATGTTACTGGAGCAGATTTTGAAAAACATTATGTCAAATATGATAATGAGAAACCATATTATGTAGCTTCAGGGACGATCAGAGATGAATGGATTGACAAGACTATCTTGGAGATCGACGTCAGACTATATGACATGGGAACCGCTACTGTTGGAAACTACGTTACCAAGAAGATGAAAGATAGTCAAGATCTTATGACACGTGGTACAATTCCATGGAAGTCAATTGTTAGAAGTAGCACTGCTAGAACTCCTTACAAACAACTAAGTGAGGACTACCATCCAAAGGAACTAAAGACTGCTGTGCAGATCTTTAATCCTAAATCAATCAAACTTGATTCTAAATATACTATAATAGAATCAGTAGATCAGTCATCCGTAAAACGTATGGATGAACTTTTTGATTGAGGACCTAGGGAATGGGTCCGATATCCTTATTTTGTCATCTCTAGGAACTGATGACAAAAGTTTACAAACTGTAAGACGCTTCAGAGGTTTTCCCTGGCTCCCTAGTGAGCAGCAGGCCGCTTATGAGTGGACTAAACTAAAGGATGATATAAAGAATAATAGGATTGAGAGTGTGAATTGGAACACTAACTGGTTCAAAGGATTGCAGAAAAAGTATCGAATAGATAAAAAGTACGCAAAAGTTTCCCCTTTTGGATCAGGTGAGCCCAAGCTAGTGCTTGGTGGTTATTTAGATTGTCAGAGTAATAGAGTGCGGACGCTCATTATTCGTAGGCTCAGAGAGCTTGGCTGTCATAAACTACCAAATGGGCTTCTCATACCTATTTTTAAGAAGGTTGGAGAACTAGCACTCCACCATGGGGACGATTTGTTCGATGGATATTATATGGAGATTTCAAATCTTAATAATTTCTTTGGAGCTGAGGAGGAAAGTGAAGAAGTTCTAAAAGAATTCGAGAAGCAAGTTGAAAATTGGATTTTTTCTGAGAAAGAGGAGGATAAAGCTGGTAGTGAAAGAGAGGAAGTTATATTTTCAGGGCTTGATATTCTATTTAAGTCAATTGGAAAGTGTGAGCAAGGACAGAAAATCGATGATTGGTTACTGGACACTGATAAATGGGTGACTGGTGGAGCATCAACTGAATCAGGCATTAAAGGTGCTAGAAAAACAAAGTCTAGCACAGTTGCAGCACATGACCAACAATGGTTAAAAGCACAGTTATATGATAAATCAGATGTCAAGTATAAGATGTTGATAAAAAGAGAAAGAACTAAACTTAGAAATTTAGTTACAGCTCCTTTTTCGTTACATATGCAGATGTCATTTTTGGGAGAAAAACTAGAAGAGCACTTGTGGAAGCATATACCTACATCTTTAGAGAAAAACTTCGGTATAGGAAACTGGATGGGATGGCAGCAGGAAATGAATAAGAATATCTTTATGCCAATCGATCAGTCTAAGTTTGATCATATACCAAGTGGGCGTGTTCTAGAAAAGATATTTTCGCTGATAGTTGAGGCTTGTGTCAATGCAGGAGATATTGAGAGAGCTGAAATAGGAAAGATACTACTTAGTAGACTCAAACGTGGGAATATAGAGTTTAACGGAAGGATCTGGAGACATCTCAGAGGCATACTCTCTGGCTGGAGATGGACAACTGTAATAGGCACTGTTCTTAATGCTGGTATGTATTTAGGTCTTTGCTACAAGTTCGGACTTCCTATAGCTAGTAAAAGAAACACTGCACATCAAGGCGACGATCTATTGGCCGCTGTCGCTAGTTGGGATGCGGCAGCAGTTACTGTTAAAAAATATATGGACATATTTCCAGTTAACCCGTCAAAGTTTTTTCTTGATAAGAACAGAGCTGAGTATTTACGCTTAGTGTTATTTAGAGAAGGACATTCTAAATGGAGAAGGAGAGGGTATCCAGCAAGAGCATTCATGTCTTTGCTTTATGCGAACGCTTGGTCGAGTGGAACGAAGACCGCTTCAAGTCTGGTTGCAGGTTGGAGTAAGTTTGCAGGAAGACTGAACGATGGGACTAAAGCGTATTGGCACTGCATTAGAGACTTGTGTGGTCTTTTAAGATGCAGCAAGTCTGATGCGATAGCGGTTATTAGCACTCCTAAAACTAATGGAGGTCTGGGTTACATTGGTGTTGAAAAAACGAAAAAGAAAGTTGGTATAATTGAGCCAGAGGTAGAAAGAAGGAGTGGGAGACTGGTAAGAACTACAAATTATTCTGAAGCTTCAGATGAGATCAAGAGACAAGTTTTTGAGAATAGGTTGTCTTTTTATGGTGGCGATCAAGTTGCAGCACAGGCTTCGTCTGTTAATATGATCTCTAGGTTAACTGGATTGAAGCAGCAAACAATAGTGCTTTCACAAATTGCACCAGCAAAAGATGTCTTTATAGGGGTTGAGGAGTTGAGAAGAGGAACACAGCTCCCTCCAGTACCACCGACTAAGGTTCCAAGATCTGTATTCGGAAGGATATGTGTTGAGAATAGAAGAGATTTCGATTTGATGGCATCTTACCTTGAGGACTCTATAGATATTCCTTTCTTTAAACAGCAGTACGACAGACTACCACGCTGGTTATTTTTAGACTGGGTCTCTGGCACTTTCAGCGTGCAGTCAGCTAGTTGTTGGGGAGCAGCAGAAGATGTTACGATCCATGTAAAAAGAATGGTGCGTAGAGAATATAAAGTAATTCCTAGAGGCAGAGTAAAATCTGAAGTTGTTAAGAAGAGAATGGCTTTCTTCGAATTGATATCACGAACAAAATACACAAAAAGGTTATTATCCTTTGGAGCGTAAGCTTCATTAAAATGATCGGAGTGATCGCTAGTAAGCTGGGGCCGTGCCC